AGGCTTTAAACTTTTGCCTTTTGCCGTGTGAACATTTAGTAGCAGTGTTGTCTGCCACCTTGCCCTCTCCCAGGCAAACTGCTCTGTTAGTTCAAATTGGTAATTACTGCCTCGCATGGCTATTATTACCTCTCTGTAGTCATGTCGTAATAATGCGAAGGAGGAAATCTTAAAACTCCGAAACAAAATTGCTCGATGTGTTCAAGTGTGAGCTCTCCGCCTCCGCTACTACGTTTTTTCGTTTACATCTTCTGGTGGTGAAATCTCGTTTGATATGACCTCCATTATTCTTGCTATACCTCCCATGTCCTTGTCCACAAGGTCACAGAATGTTTGTAGCGTATAAGGGCATTTTTCCAATTTACTTTTGTAGCCTTGTTCTACACCGGCATAGGCAAGTTCAAGGGCAAGTAAAAGGTCTTCACCAAGGAGGGAAAGGTCACTAAGTTTTAGTTTCCTTTCCCTTAAAAATGTACCTAAAACGAACATACCAAACTTAATTGGTAAGGTCGTTTCGGCAATAGTTATTGTTTTCATTTTAGGTAATTTTTATTAAGCCTTTACAGTCTTCACTATTGCTCCAGTAATCTCAAAAGAGGCAGAGTAAGATGTGTTTTCTTCTACGCCAGCATTTAAGTCTAAAGATGTACAGATAGCATCCATAGTAAACACATTATCACCTACTACATCTGTAGTAAATTTAATAGTTAATACAGTGCCTGCAATTAAATCAGTAAATAAGTCGTCAAACAAAACATTGGTAGACGGTCACCAGGACCGGCATATAATGCTTCGGTAGATAGTGTGCCAGATAACTGACCTTTTAATACTTCACGAAATCCTCCAGCGTCGGAATCTTTTGTAAGATTTCACGCATTGCAGCTGTGATGTTCATTTGACATGAAGTAGCAAAGCCTATGGCCGTTGCTCCTTTAAACAAGCGCATTAACGTGCCATTAATTATTCCAGTAGTTGCCATTTATTTATTTTTTAGTTTGTTTAGTAATTTTCTTTTTATTGCCTTCGTCTCCAAAATATGACATAGGCACTGGTACAGGTATGTAGACTGTAGGTGGCTCAATGACCTCCTTTTGCGGCATTTGTTCAACAACAAAGTCATCCGCAAGTAATTCTGCAATTCCATCATCTATCATCGTTTGACCATATTCTGATAAAATATACCTGTTTTACCTGCTGCCTTTCCGTTCCATTCTTTTAAAAGTCTTAGTTTCATCGTTTCATTTTTGCCATAAAATCTACTGACATCCAATATACATTTAGGTCAGCATTATAAACTTGTGAATCACTCGACATATACTTTATAGTAGCTACAGTAACACCATTTACAGTGCCTGTAAATCTGTCCAATCTATTTCTTACTAAGTTAGCAAGTGTTTGAGTAGTGTCATAATTGTTAGTGTAAACATCTATTTGCACAGTTACCTCCTCTAAATTACTTTGACCATCTTTATAATCAACTGGTGTAGAGTTAGTAATAGTATATACAATAAAAGGATAGGCTACATTTTGTGGCACAATATCTGGATAAATATTAATGCCTGAAATAGCTGTAATATTTGTATCTGTAGATAACCTTCCATATATAACTTTACCAATCATAACTCCCAGAATTTACGAGGATATTCTTTAGCCATCTTTAGAGCCTCACTTGACATTTTATTAATGACTGCCATTTGACTTGCTCTTTGTGCCTTGTTCCTTACTTTGCTTATCCATGCCTTTGTACTTCCAAAAATCATGTGGCTAAACCATCTGTTTTAGATTCACTATTAAGTGTAACACCTTTACCTTGATTTTTATATAAAGGACCAATAGCAGTAGTAATTTTCCAATTTTTTACATCGCTTATAAGTTGTACAGATCTTTGTAGGTTGCCAGGCTCTATGTTATATTTAAGTCCTTTTTGGAAAAACTTGTGCTTCTTACTTGACTTTGGCACCATGTTTTGTAAGCTGCTACAGCTATTGGAGCTGCTGCATCAGATATTTCTTTTCTTTTAGTTTTTGTAATTTGTACCATAATATTATCAAGGTCTACAACCGCTTCCGCTAAATTGTAAATACCTAATATTTCACCTCTTTTATTAGTTTCTTTTGCGTCTCTTTTTGCAGCCTACGCAGTCTTTCTATTTTACTTGCAGATATAATCATTAGGCATAGTTTTGAGCAAATGAACAAAACAGGTGCATATACATATTATCCTCACTATCCTGTATATTTTCTATCTGGTAATATCTGTTACTCCACTCTATTCTTTGCTGCTCGTTTATATCTGTTCTTTTTCGGCAGGTTACTCTTATCTGACTTAATGCCGTTACCTTACCACCTAACACCTCCTCTTTGTTTATTCCCTTATAGTCAACCGTTGCCCACACCTCTACAGTGTCAGCCCAGGTCTCTGTGCCAAATCCTGTAGTGGTAACAGCGCGTGTAATACTTTGCACTATTATTCTTTCCCGTAACTTTCCTATTTCTTCTTTCTTGTTGTATCTCATTAGAATAGTTTTACTCTGTACTGGTCTAATAAATACTCCGATGCTGTAGGTAATTTCTTTACATAATCCTCCCTATTGTCGTAGCTATCAGCTATCATCATTAGAATGGCTTGTCTTATTTGCATAGGTACACTGGCAACAGTCGCTCCGTAGCCTGCTGTATAAACTATCGTGACATCATTAATATTTCCAAATAATGTAGGCCATGTTGAATTATAGGCTAATGCTAACCTTGCAGGCTTTAGGAAATTATCTACAACATAGTTTGCTGCATTAAATGTTTGTACACTGTTTTGTCCATCATTAAACTGAAAGGAGCTAACAGTAATGACAGGAGATATAGATAAGTAAATAGTAGGATTAGATAGCCTATCTAACTTCTCTGTAATTGTTTGAGTGATTAAGGCTTGATTTAGATAACGCTCTGCTACCTCACGAGCTGACTGCAACAAAGTGGTAATAAGAGTATCATCGGCAGATGTATCTACTTTAAGGTAATTCTTAACTTCATTTAATGTCCAGACTTCTATTGCAGGTGCTGTCGTTACTTTCCAAGCCATTTTATAAATTTTTAAAGAAGGGATGAGTATTGCTACCCATCCCATTTTTTATTACGATGCTAAATTAGCTAAGTGCTTAATGGCAGCAGTCTGTAACAGCTTGCCGTCATATCTTGCATATAGTAAAAAGCCTAACTCCATTTCGTCCATAAAACGCTCACGCAATGGAACAAGTACATTGTTTGATACTTGACGTATAATGTACTTTGACCAGTCACCAAAATAAATGATTTTAGCATCTAACGCTTGTACAGATGGTAAATCATTATTGCAGAAAAATGGAAATCCTAACAATCTATCTGGTGTACCTTCCCTTAAAGATGGTTGAAACAAGGTAGTGTTATCAGTGTCTAAGTTTAGCTTTCTTATTGCACTTAAAATCTGATCATGGAACATAAATGCTACAGATGGTGAGTTGCGATAAGATTTGTCAACACTGTGAACAAGGTCTACTAAATTTGCAGCAGTAAATGATGTAGCACTTGTAGATTCTACACCTTCAGATGTAGCACCTGCAAAACCTGTAGGCTTTCCAGAACCATCACCAGTAGTAAATGCTGTGTTTAAGCCTCTACCTAAACGCTCTCCTAACATAATAGGCAGCTCTGTGTTCAATAGACCAAACTCGTCGTTTGCCCATTCTACAGATACCTTTACTAAGGTGTTTATAACGTGTGCAGCAAATGTCTCTCTTGTAAAAGTCATGTCCTGTACAGTTACAGCTCCACCTTCTGTATGCCAATTACCATTAGTAGCAGTGTCATTTACCTTTGGGTAGTACAAAGTACCTGCCTGTGGAGTTGAAATAATACGAGATACCTCTAGCATAGGACCGTAATATTTCAATGTCTTTTCCAACTCAAAAGAAATTGGTAAGGAATTACAAAACCACCTGCAAGACCCGACTCAGAAGTAGTAATAGTGCAGTACCACGCATCTCTTTAAGCAAACCTGATTCGCGGCTTGTTAAGTCACGCTTTGCAATAGCTTTCATAAACGCTGCCTGATATTCTGGAGACTGGATAATCTCTCTTTTATCAGTAGGTAAATTAGCAACACTTTGCTCTGCATCACTTGCAGCTCTGCTTTCACTGTTAATTTCATTCCATCTTTCAAGACGTGAAATTTGCTCTGTATAATTTTTAAAGTTAGCATCTGCTGCATCCCATTGTGCCGTTTCTTCGGCATTCATTAGACGACTTTCGCCAGCTGCTCTCTTTTGCAAGTCCTCCATTATGGCATAATCGGAAGCCCGCTTTTCTCTTAAGACTTTAGAGTTCATTGTTTTGTTTTAAATCAAGTAAATGCAGGGCATTCCTGCGTGTTTCATTCTGTATATTAATTTCTGATTTAACAGATACATCAATTAATTTTGTAAATCTTCATCTATTGTACTTTGTGCATCGTAGCTTCTTTTGGCTACCATTGTGTCTGGATTAGCTGGATAAGTAACTGGTGCCACATCGTACACTTTTGAAATAGACCTAATAACTCTTTTAGGCTTTATTCCTTTTTCTTCATGCCAGCTTTCTTTATCCACGTAAAAGCAAAACTACTTTGGTAGATGTCACCACGTTTTACCATTTCTAACAGGTCGTTACCAAGGGTAGTGTTTGGTGCCTCAAATTCATAGTCCATTGACTTACCGGTAACTTTTAATTTAAGTGTGCCAGATGCTGTCCTTGCAAGTACCATGTTTGCATCATGATTAAACAATGCTACAACATCGTCCATGTTTGCATTAGTAAGTGATTCACTGTCCATTTCTTCATCATACCATCCCATGTCATAGGCAGCATTAAACACTGTGGCAGTGCCATAGATAGTTCGACTATCCTTTTTAGCTCTTAATTCAAAATTTATAGATCTCTTTTCCATGTCGGATATTTTACTGCGTTCATCTATTATCTTCTTTGCTCTTGCCTCTGCCCATGATAACATACTTGGTCCGCCCCAGGCATCGTACATTACACTTCCACATATTTCATTCTCATTCTCGTCAAAATATTTACCCTGGTCATACACTTTAGCTCTACTTAAAAAGCTATATGTCCTTATAACTTCATTGTCACTTAATGCCTCTCTACCTGCTAACTGCCTTGCTCTTGTCCAGCCTACACTGGTGCCACATTTAGAACCGTTGTCCTCTTTGTGTTTCCTTGCTTTCTTTGCAGCGTTAGTAGCTGACTGTGGATAATCACTGTGCGCCATCTGCTATAGTTATGTCTGTCTTTATGTTAGATGCTAATGGTAACTC